TCAGTTCAGGGTGAAACGCGCCACCAACCGGCGCGCCCACGGGGCCGTCAACGGGCTTTCAACAACCCCGTGACCGCAATACGCATGAATAAATCTTGGCGCAGGTCCGGCCTGGCTCTGGATCCCCAGATGCTTGGCCACACTGCCCTGACGCATTCGGAACAACAGCACTTGCCCGGGCTGCGTATCGTCACGTGTCACCGGCGAAAGATGCTGCGCCAAGGCCTGCCAAAGCGCCTCTGTGCCGCTGGTTTCGCACCAATCGGCGCAGTAGGCAGGAATGCGCTGCGGTTCAGCGCCAAGCACTTCGCGATAGACCCCCAGCAACAAGCCCAGGCAATCGCAACCGGCACCTTTGGCCGACGCCTGATGGCAATACGGCGTTCCGATCCAACTGCGGGCTTCGATGACGACTGACGCCCCCCGCTCAGACACTGCTTCCACCTGAACTCACGCCGTTTGACGCCTCATCGGCGCGCGGTGTCGCCAACAACCAATCGTCGCTTGGCACATGTGGAAAGCCGCGAAAATTCTGCTGGTTGAGGAATTTCAGCCGACAGGTTTCAAACCGCTTGTCGCACCCGGCGGTCAAAACGGCGGAGTCGCCAATATTTGGCCAAGCCCCCGGTGCAGCCCACAAATGTAAGTGCCGCTGACCGTCTGCCCGGGACTCGTGCCGCACCAAAGCGGAAAGCCCGTCTGCCGTGCCCGAGGTGAACTCAATCTGCCCGTCAACAAACCAGCCATCAGCGAATTCGGGGAACGGGGCGACGGACAGAACCGCGCCCTGTTGATCCACACCAAGAAGGGTGACATGCGTGCCGAAACCAGGCTGCGAAAGGTCAAATGCACAATCGACGTCGCCCAGAATGGCGGGGCACAGGTTGCCAAACACGCGCCCCCCGCTGTTTGACAAGGGCTCGGACAGCCCCCGCAGCTCAGCGCGAAATGCCCCGCCCGCGCGCGAAATTTCGCCCAAGGATCCACGAAACAGAACCCTTCGCCACGTGATATCGGTCCAGTCGACCTCCCAGATCGTGAGGGCGGCACCATCGTAGCGCCCCGCCAGAATGTCCGCTTCGGTCAAACCGGCGTCAGACAGCGCCCCGGCGGCTTCGGTGTTATCCACCGCCAGGCCGGTCGCCTGCACGATCGCGCTGGCACTCATCCCCGTGCCCGCGTGAAATGTAATGCCGTCAAAGGCCAGATCGCGGTCATGATCGGTGAACCCCATGGTGGCGCCATCGCCGCGAACCAAGGCCCATGCGCGGGCGCGTGTGGTGGTAAGATCAGTCATTCGCGCACCTCGATCACGGGCACTTTGGGCACGTCTCCGGCCTGAAAACTGGCCACCGACACTTGGATCAGATCGGTGTCAAACCTTACCGGCACATCGAATTCGTAGCCGACCGTGATTTCTGCCCCGACAGCAGGCGGCACGGCAAATGTGACCGCCCCAGTTTGCAGATCCAGCACCCAGCCCGCGCTTTCTGCCAACTCGGTTCCGCCGACACCGACCCGCACCGTTCCAGGGTTCGGCCGGGTGATTTGGCGCACCGTTTGCCAGTCGCCTGACACGTAGGTTTTGGTCAGCGCAAAGGTGACAGACGCGCCGTCGCCATTTCCCAGGGACTGATCCAATGCCGTAACATCGCGTGAGGCCGGGCAGGATTTGTAATCCGCCCAATCTTTCCAGCGGAACCCGTGCAGCATACCCTGACGCGCCTCAAAGAACGCAATCAGCCGCTCGATGTCATCCAGCGACCGAAGCCCCAGACCCGCGTCATACCGCCTTCGGGCTTGGGCCCAGGGGGTGTTGCGTTCTTCGTGGCCGCTGGCCAGCGTCACAATCTCTGTGCGCCGTTCGGGACCGCCGAGGGACCCAAAACTCAGGTTCGCGGGAAAGCGGATATCATGAAAGGCCATGGCTCAATAATTCCTTTGCCCACGCGCCATCAGGCGCTGCATCTGTGCGGCGATCTGCGTCTGGCTGCGCTGGAAACCGGCAACATCGGGTGTGGAGATATTGACCGTGACGTTGACCGCCTGCCCGCTACCACCCGAGCGCACGCCCAAGCGCCCGTCGGCACCCCGAGCAAGCGGCAGGATGGCCTCGGGCCCGGCTTCGCCCATCAGGCCCGTGCCACCCCGCATGGGAAAGCTGACCGGCGACGAGACCACGCCGCCCTGCGCGAAAGGCATCACCCGGCCCTGGCTGAACGACGCCCCCTGCGCAAACGGCAGAACGCTGTTCATCGCGCCGCTCAGAACCGACGATAGCGCCCCGCCAACGGCGGATTGCACCGGCCGCATGGCCGCGGAATAGATCGCGTCCGAAATCGACCGCCCCAGCGAGCGCATCGCATCCGAAAGGCGCATCCCGTCAAAGACCACACCGTCAAACGCCCGGCGCAACCCGCCCCCCAGTGACCGCGACAACCCGGCCATCTCGCGGTTGGTGTCGATCAGGCTGCGGCCCATATCGGCAAGGCCGTTGTCCAGGCTGGACACCATGTCGGTCGTCGCCGCCATGCGTGTTTCCAACTCGCTCAGTTGTGTTCCCAGGTTATCCATCGCTGGCATCATCTGTCCCCTTGTTGCGTGGCGGTGCATCTGGATACTGGCGCAGCAGGCTTTCCAACCGGTCACGCGTGAACCCCGCCCCGGCCGCGTGGTCGCGGCCCAGCATCACCATCAGTTCGATCGGCGTCAGCGCCCAGAATTCGGCCGGGCGCAGGCCAAGGCCATGCAGCCCCGCCTGCATCAATCCCGGCCAATCCAGTGTCGCGCGCACGGTCACGGCGTGTCTTCGGGCAGCGCGAATGCCAGCGCCAATAGCCGTGCGGCCACCCGTGACGCTTCGACGGCACCGCCCTGAATGTCGGCGTTCAGCAAGGCTTGCGCAGGCAGCGCATGGCCTGCGCCATGCAGCCCCGCCAGGATCAGCGCCATCACATCGCGCGCCGAAAACCCGCCCGTTTCAAATCGCTCGACCAGCGCCACCAGGCTGTCGGCGCCCAGCGCCCCCTCCAATTCGGCCAGCGCGCCCAACGTCAGCTTCAGCACGCGGCGTTCGCCATCGATGACCAGCGCTGCCTCTCCGGTGTAGGGGTTGCTCATCAGACCACCGGCGGTACGTAATCGACTGGCGCAGCTGCCGGCACTGTCGCCGCAACGAAGTTGAGCGCGCCGGCAGACGCCAGCGTCATCTCGTACGTCGCCTCACCGTTATACGACCCGGCATATTCGATGCTTGAAATCTGAAACGCCCCTTCGACCGTGCCGAAATCCGGGATGATCACCTGAAAATCAGGGATCTCACCATTGAAGAACACGGCGCGCGCGCGCTCATCCGTTGCCGCGTCCCGAAACACGCCCGAGCCCGAGATCGACGCCGCCTTGACGCCCGCGCCTGCCAGCAACTCGCGCCAGCCGCCCAGGCTGTCCAGGCTGGTCACATCGACAGTTTCCGCGTTGAAACTGATCCGCGACGCCCGCAGCCCCGCGATTGTCTCGAACAGACCGGCGCCGGTCATGTCCATCTTGATCAGCAGATCCTTACCGCTTTGCACCGCCATGTCGGCACCTCCTTGAATTGATTTCAGCTTTCGACACGAATACGAAACCGCAGATCGATACGGCGCACAGTCCCGCCCTCGACGCGGCGCGCGCGCGCCTGATGGAACCAGATCGCCACGACCCGCCCGGCTGCCAGAACCGGTTGTGTGTCTGGCAAAACCTGAGAGATCCTCGCCGCCGCATCCTTGGCGATCATGAAGCCCGCCGCGTCTGACACAACGCTGATCACCACCCGGTGCTCTGCCCCTGGTCCCGTAACATCGGAACGGTCGATCACCTCTTCCGTGCCGATCACACCGTAAGTTCCTTGCGGCGTCCCCGGCGCAGGCGCATCGTGGACTCCGCCGGGCAACAGCCCCATCAGCGTGGCGTCCCCGGTCAACGCGCCATACAGCGCCTCTTGCAACGCGCTAGCGGATTGGTAACTCATGCCGGCACCTCTTCTTGGACGTGGCAAACCAGAAACCCGCCTTGCGGATCGGCTTCACTGACCGCCAGAATGGTGAAAATGCGCGTCCCTTCGCGCAGCCTCTGATCCGGCCGCGGGCGTTGCGGACTGCCCTGCGGCGCGGCGCGCATGTACAATCGAAACCGCATCCGGCCTTCGGGCGCGATGGTACCGCGCTGTTCGGTGCCGGACCCGGCCCGCAACTCAGCCCACAGCGTCCCCAGCACCTGCCAGCTGGTCACATAGCCCCCCGCCCCATCCGGTGTGGTGGTCGCTTCCTCCAGCGTCATCGGCCGGTTCAGGACATAGCGCATCAGCGATGCCCCCCCGCAGTCACCCGGACAGAGGCCCAGCGCGCCAACAACGCCCGGATACCCGCCGGAAAGCCCGCTTCCCCATCAGCCCGTTGTTCGTAATACTGGGCCGCAAGCAGCATCACCGCCTGGCGCAGATCGTCCGGAACGGCGTCCCAAGTTGCCCCGAAACCGGCGGTGAACTCCACCTCGACCTTGCCCTTGCTTGGCACCAGCGGCAGCACTGCCCCGGTTGCCGCCAATTGCGGGCGATGGCGGTCATCGACCAACCGGTAGCTGGCCGGATCAACAACCGTGGGCGCCCCGGCGACGTCGCGCAGTGTGACCGCCGCGATCGCGGTGACCGGGGCGACGGGCAGCGCCTGCGCATCGGCCCAGCGCCAACAAGGCAGGGCCAGGCGAAAGTTGCGCCGCATCAGCGCCTTGCCGGTGCGCGCTTCGATCGCGGCGATGGCGGCGCGCAGGTATTGCACCAAAAGCGGGTCACCCGTGGCCTCATCCGCAAACCCGGCCCCCAGCCGAAGATGCGCCCGAAACCCTACAACCGGCAGATCGGCGTCATTCACGGTGGTCGTTTCGATCAGGTCCATGCGTGCCTCCTGTTGGAATAGTCCGGCCTTGAAACCGGCGCAGGCGCATCCCCGCACCGCTCGCACGGATAGGGAGCAGCCGGACGATGCGGGGCCACCTTCCCAATCGGGAAACCAAGCCACGCCTGCGCCGCCACTGAACCAGCCCCGCCCGATGGGGCTGATCCAATTTCAAATTGAATTCAGAGCCTTACGAGACCGCGAATTTCAGCAACTTGATCGCGTTGAAGTCGGTAACATCACCGCCCACACGCTTGGTGGCATAAAACAGCACATGCGGCTTGGCGCTGAACGGATCGCGCAGCACACGCAGATCCGGGCGTTCGGCCACGGTGTAACCGGCGCGGAAATCGCCATAAGCAATCGCGTGTGCATTGGTGGCGATGTCTGGCATGTCTTCGGCGATCAGCACCGGGTAGCCCATCAGGCGCGCGGGTTCGCCGGCGGCCAGCCCGTCCGACCACAGGAAGCGGCCGTCCACGTCCTTCATCTTGCGCACGGCGCCGGCGGTCTTCGAATTCATCACGAAGGTTGCATTGGCGCGGTAACTGGCCTCCAGCGAATAGACCAGATCAACGATGGCATCGGCCGGATTGACGGGATCAAAGTCACCCAGCGCGCCGGTGGCGACATACCCCAACTGGCCCCAAACCTCGGTGCCATCGGCGACAATGGTGTGGTTCATAATGCCCTTCGGCTTGTCGATACCGTCGCCCGAGATGAACGCATTGGCCTCTGCCCGTGCGAATTTCTGCGCGATGCGGTCTGCCAACCAGCCTTCGACATCAAAGGCGCTGTCCTCCAGCAAACGCTGGCTGGCCTTGGGCATCGCCGACAACTCGTGCAGCTTGATCGAGATCCGATCAATCGCCGCCGCGCCGGTTTCGGTCACTGGTCCGGCCTCGACCGCCCAACCTGATCCGACATCGCCGTGATCCACAAGCACATCGAACGAGCCCGCTTCAACCTGGACAACGCTGGCAATCGCCCGGATCGAGGCCGAGGAATACAGCACGCCCTGGATCCGTTCACTGGTTTGCGGGTCGATCAGGTAGCCGCCTTCGGAACTGACGGCGGTGTTCATACCCTTGCCTTCCAGCGACAAACCGCGCAGCGCATCATCATCGCCATTTCGCAGATAGGCGTCGAACGCCTTCAGGTGCAGGCCCTCGCCGGCGTCGGTTTGCGCCAGCACTGGGCGCGAGGTCGGGGTGGTGTGTTTACGGTCCAACATGGTCAGTCGCTCGTCTTGTTGTTTCAGATTGCCCATTACGTCAGCGCGGAAGGTCTTGATCTCGCTTACGAAACCCTCCATCGCCGTTTTCAGCTGCGCGGCGTCGCCCATTGGCTCCATCGCTGCGCCCTGGTCCTGCCCCGTCATCGTTGTGGGGCCGGGAATTTCGCTGCTCATCCTGCTTGTCCTTTCCTGAGTGCCATGGTTTTGGAGGCCATTGCTGTGGCAGGCCGCGCACCGGCACCCGCCCTGGGCGCGCCGGCAAATACCTGCGCGCCGTTGTTGTCTGCGGGTCGCATCACCCCTTCAGCGCCTGCCGCGCGCTTTCCAGTCCCTGCGCGAAGATGCCCAACAGGCTTGGTGGTGCGGCCTCTGCCTTGGCCGATACACGGGCGGCAGGCAGCATCGGAAAGGTCACCAACGACACCTCCCACAGATCCAACTCGATCAGTTTGCGTCCGCCCTGCGGCAGCTTTTCGGCCCGCACGGTGCGGTAGCCAATCGACAACCCGTCCACGGCCCCGGCCTGCATCAGCGCCATCGCCTCGCGGCCCTTGGCGACATCTCCCAGCAACCGGCCCGACACTTTCAGCCCATGCGCGTCCTCGATGACCTCGTCCCATACCCCAATCGGCTGGCCCTGATCGTGTTGCCACAGCATACGAACCCGCCCCCCGGCTGACGCCATCCGCGCCAGACTGGCCGCATAAGCCCCGGGCATAACGATATCGCCGCCCCGGTCGCGCACCCCAAAGACCGAAGCATAGCCCTGGATCTTCGATCCCTCGGACATCGCCACACCGGGCCGTGTGAATTTGAATTCCAAATCGATCATCGCAATCCCTCAGCTTTGAATTGTCAGCAACGCCAGCGCCCCATGCACAACCACCCCAGAGGCGACACCGTAGACCGCCAGCCACAGCCGCTTTTCCAACCGTTCCAGCGTTTCTTCGATGCGCGTCAGCCGGTAATCCAACCCTGCCCGACGTTCAGTTTCCACGCGCTCCTGCGCATCCAGCCGCGCCTGCGTCAGATCGAAACTGTCGTACAAAAACCGCGATCCCCCGACCGCCCGGCGCTGGTTATTCATGCGCCCTCCGACAGTGGCGGCAGGCCCAGCATGGCGCGCTTTTCGGTTTCGGTCAGAAAGGCGGCTTCGGCCACGCGGCGCCAATGTTGATCACGCTCAACCGCCAGCGCGGGAACCTGATCCAGATCCGGCTTCATCGTCAGCGCGGCGCCAGCATGTCCTGACAGCCAATGCGCCAGCGAATCTGCGACCTTGGCGGCCAAAGGCAGCACCGTCAGGCGGAAAAAGCCGCGATTGGCTTCCTGGTAGTTGGCATATGTGGCGTCACCCGGAATGCCCAACAGCATCGGCGGCACCCCAAAGGCCAGCGCGATTTCCCGCGCCGCGGCTTCCTTGGTCTTGTGAAATTCCATGTCCGACGGGCTGAACCCCATGGGTTTCCAATCCAGCCCCCCCTCCAGCAACATCGGCCGGCCCGCATTTCGCGCGCCCTGATGATGCAGCTCCATCTCGGCCTGCAAACGCTCAAATTGCTCGGGCGTCATGGTCGATTGGCTGTCATCCCCCCGAAATATGATCGCGCCGGACGGGCGCGCCGCGTTGTCCAGCAGCGCCTTGGACCATTTGCTGGCGCTCGAATGCACGTCCAACGCGGTGGCCGCGGCCTCCAGCGGGGACAGCCCATAGTGGTCATCCAGCGGATGATAGGCCCGCACATGGCAAATCGGCCCGGCGCCCTCTTGCATTACAAACCGATGCTTGCGCCCGCCGACCGCGTATTCATAAGCCGCAGGCCAACCATCGGCGCCGGGAACCACACTCATGCGGTCCGAACGCAGCACGTGCAATTCCACCGGCACACCGGCCTCAGGCCCGGCCACAGCCTCAATATACGCACTGCCTGACAACAGGATCTGCGCATAGATCGCTTCCAGGAATTCCGCCCGGCCTTGTGCCGGATTGGGACGCCGTAGCAGTGACAGCAACGGATGCTGATCATAGCGCCGCTCGGCGTCCTGCAAGACCAGAGGCAGCGCGGCGGCAGCTTCGGAAATCAACCGAACCGCGCGAAAGCCCACGGGATTGCCCTGAAACCCAGCGCGCGTCAACGACACGGTGTCCCGCGCCGTCCAACGCGGTTGTGTGGCTGCCTGCACAGCCGCCATGCGCCCAACGGCACCTGCCGTCAGCGGCCCAACCGCCGAGGCTTTGCCCTCGGGCGCCGCATCTGCCTTGCGAAAGAAATCGAACATGCACCTGCCTCCTTGTCGCGAGGCGCCGGTTGATGCCCGGTGCCTCGGCCTTGCGAACACTTATCGCTGCAATTCCTTGCGGATTGGCGCAGTCAGCGCACGGTGCCCCCGTGCTCTGCGCAACACCCCCGCGAAAGGACCGCGCATGAAAAAGGGGGCCAAAGCCCCCCGTTTCGATCCCAGCACTCAAAGCACCCGCACTCTTGGGTTTCGCCGCCGCGCCGCGGGTTCAAGCATCAACTCATGCAGCGCCCAGACCAGCGCATCCAGGCGATCAGGGCTGCCCGTGCCCCGATACCCTTGCGCGGTCATCTGCCCCATCTGCTCCTCCAGCGCCGCCATGCCCCGCGTATGCCGCACGCGTCCCTGCTCGTACAACGCGGCCACGGGTTCCGCGCGCGCCTGCTTTCCGACGACGGCGCGCACGGCCTTGTAAGGCACCAACGGATCTACCTGCCGCAGAACACTGCCCACCAGATCGCCCCCTTGATTGACTTCGGCAATCAAACGGTCCGCGCCATGCCGCCCCATCGCGTCGATCGCAGCTTGCGCCCATTCCGACGGGCTGCTGGCGCGCAAACTGGCGTCCTCCAGCACATAGGCCCGCCAGTCAGCAACCGGCCCCCGCGTGACGGCCCCCACAACCACGATCCCGCACAGATCAGACCCTGCATGCCCGGTCACCGCTGGATCCACCGCCACCACGATGCGATCCAACTCTGGCATCTGCTCCACCTGACACGCCTCGATCAGCGCGCCCGGGAACAGCGATCCTTCGGCATCGGCCAGCATGACGCCGTCCAACTCCTGCCGGCCCAGGCGCGTGCCGCCATAGCGGGCTTCGATCTCGGTCAGGAAACTGTCTGCCAGCCAAGCGCGATTCGTCTGCGTCGCGGCCTGCGTGACCACGGTCGAGGGGCTGTCGAGCAAGGCCATCAGCCGGCCCTGCCGCCGCGGTGTCGTGGTCACCACGCAGCGCGGATCGTCCCCCAAACGCAGCGCAAATTGCAGCATGTCCCAGACGTCATCAGCCTTTTTCCACTTGCCCAATTCGTCTGCCCAGGCCGCATCGAATTGTGGACCACGCAGTGCCTCAGGCTCGCTGGCTGAAAAGCATTGCGCCACCGCCCCGTTGGGCCACACCAAACGCCGCCGCGTGGCCTCCCATTTTGGCCGCCGGTCTGGCGGAGAGCACGCCATGATCCCACTGTCCCCAAACACCATGACATCGCGCACCTGATCATATGTTTCCCCGATCAGCGCGACGCGACGTGCACGCCCGTCAGAGCGCGGCCCCGCCCCTTCGACCTGGCTACGCACCCATTCGGCACCGGCGCGCGTTTTCCCCGCGCCTCTGCCGCCCAGACACACCCAACTGCGCCAGTTGCCCTCTGGGGGCAACTGATGTGGCTGGCCCCAGAACTCGAACAGCCATGGCAGGGCCACAAGCGCCTCATCACTCAGACCCGTCAGGAACTCCTCGCGTTGCGTTGCTGGCGCGCAAGCGAGCCATTCTGCGTTCGACCTCGGCCCTTGCGGCATCGAGGTCCAACTCTCCGGTAACATGTCCGTGGTCGTGTTCGAACTTTTCAAGCTTTGCGCGTTCACTGAATACCGCCTCCAATCCTTTGCGCAAACCGGTGACAGCGGCCGAAAGATCCTTTGCCGCGCCCAGTTTACCTTCCCTTATATCCGCAATGATGTCGTCCAGCGCCATTCCCGCAGCCCAAAGCTGCCGTTCGGCCTGGGCGACAAGATCGCGCCGATCCTCCGCCCCCGATGAACAGGGTTTCTTGTTTTTCAT